TTTTCGGCTATCGTGCCCAGGAGCTCATCATGTCAGGGTTACCTTAGATACTGAGTCTGTGCTTACGTTGTAACTAGGTATGTATTGCAATTAAAAGAGGGCAGCCCTTATTAGGGGCTACCCTCTACCGCTTATGCTGTTGCCAAGGTGCGTTATTCCTCCGACTCTTAGTCAGTTGGATCCTGTATTAGGACTCTTCCGAGTTCGTCAACTGTTTCCTTGCCACGTATGCAGCAGCTACGATAGCTACTACAAACAGGCCGAACCAGTTCACCAGACCTAGCACAAAACCAACGATGTCGAAACCGACGCCGATGATCGTGAAGATCCAGCTCGCAAGAGGTGTAAACACGAGAAGGGCGGCTGCTACCACCCATACCCGGTTTTCACTCCAGAGTTTGTCCATTTTCACCTCCTTTCCTTGGTGTAGGGGACAATAAAAAGAGGGCAGCCTTTGCTAGGGGCTACCCTCAATTGATCCCGCTTGTTCTGTTGCCAAGGTGCGTTACTCCTCCGACTCTTAGTCGATCAGCTGCAAGAGCATATCGTTAGATACGCTTGTAACCTGCACGCTCGAGAGCGTCACAGATTGCTTCTACAACGAACAAGGATTCATCCCTGTCAGCTGCAGCCTGCTGCTCTGCGGTGCGTCCGCTAGTAAGACCGATCCGAAGACCGTCTACCAACGCCGCTCCGAAGAGACTAGCTGTTTGTGCCATTGTTCACCTCCTTTCCTTGGTGTAGATGGGTAATAAAAAGAGGGCAGCCCTTGGTAGGACTACCCTCTAGTATCATGAATACTATTCGCTATTACTAACGATTAGTATCCGGCCTGTATACGAACGGCGTACCTGGATCAGTAGTTGCTAAGTGATGCATTAAAGCATTGTACATAGGAAGGCTAGCTATGCATGATTCGCATTCACCATCCTTCAGCTGATCGTACCGGTATCGCCCATCGCAAGACAGACATTTGTATAACATTTGCAATATCATATATCCTCCTTATTTGTAGTGGCTATGTATAGTGCATGGTGGTGGAATGAGTACCCATATATGGATACCCATCCCACCCACACAGGCTAGGCTATTTAGTCGCCTCTATATGGATAATTGTACCCATACGTAGGCTAGTTAATTGCCTGCTAGTTATGTTGTTACTGTCCATGATATATTGCACTGCATTACTGTAGTTATTCTTACAGTATGTCCTTGCAACACTATAGACAGTGTCACCATATGACATAGTATGAGTAGCAGCCTCACAGCTGAACTCATCATACGCCTTACCGGTGTACATTACTAGCCCTATGAATGCAGCTATTGCAGCTACAAACATAAGCACCTTTGCTTTGTTGTTATGTGCCATTGTTTCCCTCCTTTATTGGGTTAGTTGTGGCAAAAAAAAGCACAAGCATTGTTAGTGCATGTGCTAGTAATATTCTTAGTAGATACCCCCCATACTCCGGTGGGCACGTTAAAGATTACGTTGTATCATATGTTATAATAGTTAGTGGCCTAAAATTTTTCCCTATTTTTTAGACCTAATGAACTTTATACTAGTTTATATAGGTTAGAGCCCATTATGGAGTCGGCCGGAAAAATATTTTGGATATTTATGCCTACGAGTTGACAAAGACCATAAGAGTCGATAGATTATCCCCTACGTCGGTGTCCGCCGGCGATAAAAACCACTAATCATATAGGAGAATCAAAATGCCACGTAAAAAGGTATACCCAGAAAGCGTATACGTAGAAACACAGGAGGACGAAGAAATGATCGAAGAGATCATGGACACCTATAGTGCCTCTAATTTCTTTAACAAATACCCTAAACAAGACTACGAATACGATTCTGACAACTACGATGGATACAGTAGCTACTGATTATGAAAAAGGAAAACACCAATATGCTCACACTCACTGATAATATGAGAATAACAACAGATAAGGCGATAATAATCGATGAAAGACTAATGGCTTCACCATTGGGTAATAGCTTTCACAACTTACTGTTAAAAAACCATGATGTATATTATTTTAATATGAAAGATTATAACTATCCAGACCTATCCTGTATACAGATACAGAAAAGCGTGTATGACACCTTTCAGGTAGGATATAAGACAATTACATTTATAGGATATAAAGAATCCTGTGAATTGTTCTATAGTCTATATAACCTTAAATCATTTGTATTTGATTCAGTAATATTGGTTGAGCCTAAGAACCATAATACTAAATTGTTTAAAAAGCTCAAGGGCAAGACTAACTCTATACTTTGTATCAATAAGGAACGCTATAACACGTTCTACGAAGATACAAATAACAATTACTCTGTACAGTACTTAAAGACGTTTTTACCCTTTACGCACTCTCCTAGAGTGGCTAAAGAGGTTCTAGGGTGGTTAACCTGTGGAGTTTATGGACAAGCTTACTTAGATGACCCACATGGGAAGCTTTTTAAGCTTAGTTAAGCCCGACGCTCTAAATCGTCAGGATCTATAAACACAACAGTGTCTAGATCATCAATGATCCCCTTGACTATCTCCTCAACATGTTTATCCGTGATTGAGGAGGTGTCTTGGATCATTTCCCATTGGTCTAGGCTAAAGTAAGAAAAGCACAAGGTTTTATATTTGTTGCGCAGAATCGCAATAACGCCAGCTTCGCCCTCGTCAGAAAGGTAATCAACGACAACCATGTTGTCTACGTCGTTACTACCAACAAAGTTCTTAATGAGTTCCCATATATTCATGGCTCTCCTTTATAAGCATATTAATATAGTACCCTGAATCAAGAACTAATAAGATTAAAAAAAGAAAAAAATTTTGCGCGGAAAAGCGGTTAAAATTAGAATAAATCCTTTTGAGGGTCATCTGCCATCTTAAGCAAGAGATCTCTTGAATTTAGATAAATCTTAACAGCCAGATCATAGATCTCGGTATCTTTAGGCGGATTCTTCTTTATTTCGAACAACATCATCTGTCCGATTTTCATCCGTAAAAAAAATATCATCATTTTGTTCTGACATTAAAATCTCCAAATAAAGCTAACAATTTTTAAATAATACTTAATTAGTAGCTGTTTCATCTAACTCTACCCATACCTCTCCGCATTCTCTGCAATCTACTTCGTATCTCATAAAACCTTCATTATTCTTAGTCAGTTCCGTAACCATTAGATTAGGCGGATACGGACAATCAGGACAACTGGTCGGGGAGCACGCCATTAGTAATTAACTCCTTAAGTTCTTTAAGAAGATTTTCATCTTCTCTTATTTTAGTTATAGCTTGTTCTCTACCTTGAGAGAAGGATTCTCCTCTATAGTAAACCCATGCGCCTTTTTGAGTGAAAACTCCAACCTGCATTGCAGCGTCAAATACGCAACCAAACTTGTCTATACCTTTTCCGTACATAATATCGAACTCAGTTAACTTCATTGGAGGAGACATCTTATTCTTGATGACCTTTACTTTTACCTTAATTCCAACAGAGTTACCAAGCTTATCTTTTAGGTCTTCTTTTTTTCTAATATCAAGTCGGACTGAAGCTGCGTATCTTAAAGCAAAACCACCTGGGGTAGTTTCTGGGTTACCAAACATTACACCAATCTTATTTCTAATTTGGTTAATAAATATTATAAGAGTTTTATTCTCGTTTGCTAATGAAACTAACTTACGCATTGCCTTAGCCATCATGCGCGCCTGCAACCCCATTTGGGAAGACTCCATATCACCTTCAAGCTCTGCCTTAGGTATTAAGCTGGCAACTGAGTCGACAATAACTACGCCAATTTCACCTGTTCTAATAAGCATGTCTACAATTTCTAGTCCTTCTTCACCATATGAAGGCTGTGCTAGAAGAAGCTTATTTAGGTCAACTCCAACCGCAGTCATGTAGACCGGATCTAAAGCATGTTCGGCATCAATATAAGCACATGTTAATCCCATCTTTTGAGCTTCGGCAACAAGCGATAAAGCAAGTGTCGATTTACCTGACGATTCAGGCCCATATATTTCTACTACTCTACCAAGTGGTAATCCACCAATACCGAGAATATTATCTAGTGGCAATGCTCCAGTAGAAACTGCTGGCCAAGGTTCAGACTTCTTATTACCAAGGATCATTACCGATCCAATGCCAAACTGTCTTTCTAACTGAGCAATTGCTATTTCTAAAGTTTTAGATTCTTTTTGTTCTTTTGGTTCTTTTGACATAGCACCTAGTATACCATGCCGGTATATACAATTTGGCATTATAAAAAGTTGTTTTGTGCGGTCTTTAAATATTTACTTTTGGTATACTGTATCAACAACATAGCTAGGAGACAGCATGAAATCTATTCATAATTTAAATTACGATTACTTAAGAGCAGTCAGAATGTTAGAGAAGTCAATTAATACACCTATGGATCTAGTGCGTTTTTGGTCATTAAGTGGCCCTTGTTTAGAAGATCAGCCCGAAATAGAAAAAATAATAAAAAAAGATTGGCAATGACTTGACAAGAGTGCAAATGTTTGGGTATACTTTTTTTCCCCAGCCCTATAGAAGCCTCTTAGTGAGTTTAAAGACTTACGGTAGTTACTATATTATCATATCATTACTTACGGTTTTGAATGTGGCTAAAGATAGGGGTCTGATCTCATGAAGATCTATCAGATATATATGCCAGACTTATCCGTGTACGTTAAGTACAAGCTTCTGGATCCAGATGAAGTTAAAGAATTTTTAGAATCAATCGATACTACGAATCTTCCTAATGTTAAAAAACTGATATTGGAAAATACGGTTTATAATATGAAGACTGAAGTAACTGAAGCATTAAGACTAATGCCTAGAGATTCTGCAGAAAAATGTATAGCATCTCTCTATAATGGATGCATTATGCTTAACCCAGGTCTAGATATTGATAGCTGGGTTTCTTTAGCTAATCCCGATTGGATGAACCCATTTGCTGACAACAAGTTAGATTTGGACGAAGAAAACTTTGACTTCGATAAAGTAAAAGATATGCTTAGAGGCTCTACTAAGCCTAAGCCTGCACCTCAAAAGGGTAAGCCAAAGAAGATATCTAAACAAAAATTCCTAGACTTAAAAGACCACCTAGAATCTAATATAATTGGTCAAAACGAAGCTGTATTAGAAGTCTTTAATGCACTAAAAAGATCGCAAGCTGGTTTATCGGACGACAACAGACCATTGGGTATTTTCTTGTTTGCCGGAGCATCCGGCGTAGGAAAGACGCACTTAGCCTCAAGTCTAAACAAATATCTATTTGGCGAAGACGCGCAAATGGTGAGAATAGACTGTGGAGAGTATCAACAAAAGCACGAAAACCAAAAACTAATAGGATCACCTCCAGGTTACGTTGGACACGACGAAGGTGGGCAACTAGTTAACCTAGTTAAAAAGAATCCAAATACAGTTGTGCTGTTAGATGAAGTGGAAAAAGCTCATTCGGATATGTGGAATACTTTTTTAAGAGTCTTTGAAGACGGAGTACTTACAGATGGAAAAGGTGAGCAAGTTAGCTTTCGCAATACTATAATTATATTAACTACCAACTTAGGTAATGAAAAAATAGTAGATCACCTCACAATGGGGGGAACTGGTTTTACTAAAGACACACGTGCCAAGTTATTTACAAGAGAGATGCCACCAAGAGAAATGGTGGAAAGAATAACAGCAGAATCTGTTAAAAAACATTTTAGACCAGAGTTTATTAATAGACTAGATAAGATTATTGTTTTTAATCATTTAAACAAATCTAACTACGAGAAAATAGCCGAACTAGAAATGTTTGCAGTTGCAGAAAAATTAACTAAAAAAGGTTTTACTGTAAGTTACACAGATGAAGCAATAGAGGCTTTAGTCGAAAATGGTATAGATTCAGTTCAAGGTGCAAGAGGATTATCTAAAGCAAGAAGAGATTTGATAGAAACTCCATTAGCCGATATCTTGATTGGTTCAAACATACCAAGAGGTTCATTGTTTGAAATTGGTTTCAGTAACGATAAGTTTACTTTAAAGACAACAAAACCACAAAAAAAGAGTTTGAATAATAAGATAGTAGAACAATAGAGTTACTATAATAACATAACTTACAAAAGAGGTGTTTATGGCAAGAGCTATTAATGCAATAACAAGACCAATCTCAACTGCACGCGCCATGGCAAGAGGCGCAGAGTTTGGTAAATTTAAGGGCAATATGGCCGATAGAGGGACAAGGTTCGCTATAGGTGCACTTGGCGGTACTGCTGGTTTATCTAAGACTAAGCGGATATATAGGCGATTCAAAGCATGTATTCGATAAGGCTATATTAGCCAGAGGTGGAAAAAGAATTTCTGGTGCAGTTGCTATGGGTGCAGCTATTGGCGGTATAAGAGGAAGAACAACTTCCGGCCTTAATAAGGGCAAATCCGGCGGAATGTACCAATATTAAACGGAGGTTTAATCTAATGGCAATCCCCAGGTCAGTAGTTAACACTGCTAGTACTTTATATGGCGGTTCAGGCGTTGTAGCTAAGTCTAAAGCAGGAAAAACATTCTCTCATGCAACAAGAGAACTTGGTCCTATAGGTAAAAGGATACATAGTTTTCTTCAAAGCGGTCCAGAAAACAGTCTTGGTAGAAGAGCTATAACAACCGCAAGAGCTGTTATGGACTATAGAGGCCGCGGCCTTGCTAGGCTAGGTGACTTGCCACAGGGCGCTGAAACGGTTTCGAAAAGAGTCGCTAGTGGAGGAAGGCCATCAGCAGGTAATCCTCGTGGTTTGGTAATAGGTTCAGACCGTGGACCAATTAGTTCACGAACTAAAATTAATATAGATCCATCAAATAATAAGTCTATCGACTATAGAGTTCAAGGATATTTTCCTGGCGGAACAAGAGGGATGGGTAATGTTGGTACAGGCGGACAGTTTATGTCTAATCCAATGGCAGCACAAACTATAAGAAACAGAAACAGAAGAATATTTGGCTATGGAGCTGGCGCAGCAGGTCTTGGTATGGCTAATGCTTCTATAGATAGAAGAGGCTACTCTAGGCGTAAACCAAACCCTCAGCCATCTGGTAGAATAGGTACACCCAAAGGATTGGGTAGAAACGCGTAAGGATGTTTGGTTATGAGTGATTGGAAAATGCATCTAAATAAAAATGGTGACTTTGAATTAGCTAGCTTTTTGTATAAGACAATAAATAATTTAATGAAACAGTCTCTAGATATGGGCACCATGCTGTCTTCTGATAATCAAAAGCTCAGGGCATATAAAGAACAAACTAAGAAGATGTTTAAACAAAAATGGTTTGATGTTGCTCAGTCACTTGAGCATTTTGATATTATACAAAAGTGCACATGCTTTTCAGACGAAAGAGAATCTTACTGCGAAGTATGCAAAGGTGCTAGATATATAACTAGTTCTCATTTATCAGCAGATCAGATGAGAGAAATTGGCGTTTTTACTAATGCAAATCAAAGTGATGATCTTATCGCAAGATTAGAAAAAGGTCTTCAAGAAGTCTTAAACGATTTAAGATAATTTTGTTGTGCGGCAGATGTAATCATTCTATGATTTTAGTATTAGATGATACAGCAAAGAGAAAAAGCACTAGCAGCATAGATTACTATTGCTGCTATTGTAAAAGTGCTCATGTAGAGAAATATGAGAATGGTAATTTAAGATCTATTGATTGGATTGACTTTAATGTCTGATATTGAAAAGTATAATAAAAATAGTTTTTTAAAAACATTTGAATCGTTGAGGCCTGATTTGTTCTTCCCGGAAGAATGGACAGAAGAACAAAGAAGTAAAGCTTCCGATTTAATTAGACCGCAAAAAACCAGAACTTCTATGTTTGCATCTATACCCATGAGGTGTGAAGCAGTAAAATGTATATTTGCTTCTACATGCCCGCTACATAAAGAAGATCTTGCTCCAAAGGGTGACCCATGTCCAATAGAGATGTCTATGGTTTCTCAATTTACTTATGAATACATGGATCAACTAGAAGTCAGCCCAGAGAATTTAGTAGAGGTATCAATGGTTAGGGATTTAGTTGACCAAGAAATACAATACGTAAGAAAAACTAAACTACTAGCAAAAGAGCATTTTATACAAGAAAATATAATTGGTATAGACCCAAATAGTGGAGAGCCAATTTTAAAGAAAGAATTGCACTTAGCAGTAGAGTTAGAAGATAGATTGCATAAGAGAAGAAAAGATCTTAGGAATCAGCTTTTGGCGACTAGAGAAGCAAGAGCTAAAGCCGGCCAAACACAACTCGATACAGCACAGGCAATATCAGAAATAATAGACAAAGTTCAGTCTATGGAATTAGAACGTGAAAAGTTAATAAAGAAGAAGCTAGGAACTCTTGAGGTAGACGACTACATAGAGGCACAACAACCAAGCGAAAAAGACGACCAAGATGCCAAGACTTAATCCGGTTAAAAAAGACAGCTTAGTAACTGAATTTTTAGGTCGTAGTGGTTCTACGTTAAGAGGTTCATCTACGTCGTCAAGAGTAGTCTCAGGAACTGCTGCGCAAATTGAACAAATATTTGGAACACCAGATAAGTTCATGGAAAGATACCAAACACTGCAGACAATGTATTCTACCTTTTTAGAGAATCCAGACATGTTGAGTAAATCTGCTTCTTCAAAAGCTTTGGAGTTAGCTAAGGCAACTGGAAGAATGGATCTAGGTTTACTGACACTAGATGCCAAACAAAGAATACAGCGATTTGCCGCAGAGGAAGTTTATAATCTTCCTACGTTAGTCCAAAGGTTTGGAATGCCCGGCAGAGATCTACCAAGTGGAAACGCATATAGAGCGTTAACGCAATATGACGTAAGAGACCCTCAAAGTCATCCTGCTCTGGCAACTCTTTCAAGTATGTATTTTAATATTGATCCAAATAAATCTTTAATAGAATCTTTCGCTTATGCTATGAACCCTTTGTCTATGACCGAAATGGCATCTAATGCTAATCAAATTTTACCTGGTCGGACAATTAAGTCCATTTGGACAAAGGCCTGGAGCAGGACTAACAAAAAGAATGTTAATTCTTGACTCAGAAACAACTGGCCTTGGAGATAACTCTAGGATAAGATCTCTTGCAACAACAGAAGCAACAATGAGTGATACTGGAGACGTAGCAATAGGTGGGCCAAGTAGTATTAGGAAATTATTTTTTAGACAACCAGGGATGGAAGGTGGAGTGATACAAACTCCAGCTGGGCTAAGGAACTTAGCCGAAGGAGTTAACGAACTTGAGGGTGGACTATCAATAGATGTCGCTAGAAACCCAGCAGCAGCAAGGGCTGCACTCGGTGCTGAAATGGAACACTATTTATCTTATGACACATTAGCAATTAAAAACGCATCGTTCGACTTAAGACAGCTTATACAAACAGCTCAAAATACTCCAGGATATGAAACAGATAAAGCTTTTAGGGAAACAGTTTTAAAATTCTCCGAAAGAATAAGTTCTGATCCAAGTTTTATAACTGATGTAGATTTTTCAGGCAGACTTTATATGAGTCAAAAATTTGATCAATACGCCACTAGCTTCATGGCTGCTGCAGCAACGCCGGGTAGCCCGGAAGCAGTTAGGCTATCTCAAATAGCTGGCTATGGAGTTGACATAACAGATGAACAACAGGTTCGTAGCGCATTATATGCAAGGACAGTCGGATCTGCTAAGTTATTCCAGGAAATTGATTTAGGTGGAAGTTTTACTCCTAATACAATGGAAAACTTAGGATTAACAACAAATCTTTTTGAATTAATACACGCAGAAGCAAGTAATTCATCTGCACCTGGATCAAACGCAGCAAAAAAAATTATGCAATTAATGGGAAGAGGTTCCCACATTGCAGAAACAGACACATTACTAGCTGGATTCTACGCGCAATACGTAGCAACTGGAGATTTAGATTATTCTCCTGGGGATTTAAGCCATCTTCCCGTAGGCGCAAGAAAATTCGTACAACAGGCAAGAAGAGTGTCTGCTCGTTCTGCAGCTCCAACTATGACTACAAATATAGCTGATGTTGAAAAGCTTTCTCAAGCATCAAAAAGATTATTATCAACAGACTTAGGTAGAAGAGGCTTTAAGGTAGAAGCATCACTGGGTGATGTATTATCCGATATAGAGATAGCAGATAAGGCAGCTGCACTAGGAATATCTGAAGCAGAAGTTAGGGCAATGGAGGGTGTTGTATCTTACTCAAAAGGTACTAGAGACTCTAATGCTGGTTATAGATTTTCTTCTTTAGATCCAAGAATTATTGGTCCTGCGCCTCCACCTGGTTTGCCAACAGATGTAAACCTATATCCTGAAAATTTTACTCAATCAATACCAATACAAGACAGTGCCGCAACTAGCCATATTGACAGGATTTTTGCAGACGCTCAAGATAGAAGCTTGGATGTTACTGAATCCTACGGTATACCTGGAATATCGGCAACTTATAATCCAGCTGCTCAAAAAATAATATCTACCGGAATTAATTTTGGTGAGCAGGGCGAAATAGATAGAATGCCGTTATCGGCACGCTATGGGTTTGGACAGCGTTTGAATATGCCAGTTTCAGACTTTGATTCATACAAAGCTGGCATAGCTGGTATGGATGAAGATTCACTAATTCAGTCGTTAACTGCAACCTCAAGACTAACCGCACCAAGTGGAACGCTCGCAGAAGAAATGAGAGGAAAAGCATTTGGTTCTTCTAGTGAAGATATTAATTTTGGTGGTGCGATAAGAAGAGGGTTAGAGACTGGACGAATTGAAGGAGCAGCTAGATTAGCTAGCGGAATAAATAACCCCTACGCTGGAGCAGATATAACAAGTAGGGCATTAAGCGTAGAATTAGCTAAAACAACAGCAGCTGTAGGTAGATCTGCCTATTCAGCTTTTGCTACTCCAGGTTCTGGGGTAGCAGTTACAAAAAACTCAATGAGATTTATTAAGAACGCAGACGTATTATCTGATTTGGGTCTACAAGTATTTAACCCTCAAGATATAACAAAAATAATGAGTGGTTCTTCTATAAGTTCAAAAATATTGGTTGGTAGAGATGTTTTTGAAAGAATGGAAGTTAATGTTGCTGGAGCGGGTGGATTAGTTGAAAGAATGAAACTTTCAGATGCATTGATAGGTACACCCGGTACACAAATTTTACAATCAACAGGCTTAAGCGTAGGCGACACGGTATTACCAGAACACGTAGTCAGCACTGCTGCAGAAATGAATAAAGTAAGATTATCAAAAGTAACTGGTCAAGATACAATAAATGCATTTCTTGGTGGGCAAGGAGCTTATACTCAAAAGCAATCAGACGTGTTAGCATCATCATTACTGGAAGCCGCTGAGTCAGTGGCTAGTGCTTCAGACTTAGGTGGTATAGGAACGGGAATTTCATCAGATTATGCAGCAGAAGGTGTTTCTGATGGGACAAAACAATTAAGAGATTTGCAAGCTTTTATAAATTCAGGAGATAGAGAAGCAGCACTAACTGCTGTTAAAGAAAAAATAGAGACTGGTGGTTTAGGCGTTGCTAGAATAACTAATGACGTGGCGGCAAGTGCAGAAAATACATTAGGGGCAGTTGCAGAGCGGAAGCGGAAATGATATGTTAACCGCTGGAAGAACTTCTAGACTTATAGACATGGATGAAACAGCAGTAGTCTTGTCCCCATTTGAAAATGCAGAAAATACAGGATTAGCTATGGAGTTAACCCCAGCTGAAATGGCAGCTAGATCATCTGCTCAAGACAAACAAGCCATAGGTATAGCAAATCAATTATCTGACACTATAGACGAATCAAAAACTTTAAGGTCAGGAATAACTAGCGAACTTAGTTCTTTAAAGGTAGGAATAAACTACGCTGACAGATCTAGAAACGTTAGGCAAATGTACGCAAACTATAAAAAACCAGTAGGAATTGGTTTAGCAGCTGCAGCTATTGTTGGAGCTGGTTACTATATGTATAACAAGTCAAAAAATGAAACAAACCCATACGACGAAGTTATGGATCAGCAAGAGACTATGCCTGGAAGAGCACCAAGAACAGATATTTATGATCCAGTCCCAGTTCAGGCTTATAGCCAAATAAATGACCCATTAGCTACAGCTGGAGTTGTTGGAAATTTAGATAGATCAAAAATAGGTCACACAAGAATGGGACCAAATAAATATGATTACTTATATAATTAAAGGAAAATAAAATGGCGTTAAACATAGGCAGAGCCATTAGAGGAGCAGGTAAACTTTCTGGTAGAGCAGCATCTTCTACCGCAAAAAACACTGGCGTTAGAAAAGCTGGCATGGGGATGCTTCTTGGTGGAGCAGCAGTTGCTGGTGTTATTAGTGGGTCAAAAAGTTTAGTTGATGGGGCTTTCGATGTTGCTTTTGATAATCCAGAGGCAGACAGAGCATTTACTGGTGGAGACATAGGTCCTGGATATATTTCATCTCAAATAGTTGGCGGACCAATAGGGGCAGCAGGAAAAGCTCTTGGCCCAGTAGGTCAAGCAGCAGGCGCAGCAGCAGCAGGGCCAGTAGCAGTTGGCGGAGGAATGTTAGCTGGGGTGGGAACAGTAGGTCTTGCTGGATCAGCATTAGCATATGGGGCAAGCGAATTAATAGGCAAGGGTGAGAATCTGGCTGCAAAAAAACTGTTTAAAAGAGGTATGTTAGGATCTGGAACAGTAGCAGGGATTGGTGGAGCAGCAATGCTCGGCTCTGCTTACGCAGCAAAAAAGCTAGTTTCAAAGATGTCTACAAGTCCATACGCAAATAGAAGATCTAGTAAAAACCAAGAAGAAAGACTTGGAGCTAGCGGAAGCATTGTTCTCGGAATGCAAAACTCCAGAAGAGGTTACTAATGCCTATTGACCCAATGACCGGACAAAACTTACCGTATCCTGGAGATTATAGTTCTTCTGGTATCCCTGGCCAGGTAACTGGCATGACTACAAGATCACAAAGTAGTTTATTTAACGACGTTCAAAGCAGCCAACCAGGGCTTATGTCTATGTTTGCCTTTAACTCTAGAAGAGGCGCTAACACCATAATGAAAGGTGGCTTCCTAGATACCAATAGAGATAGTAGGCTCTTTAAAAGAAATGACTCTCTTAATAGAATGGTTGGTTCTGGTTCCTCAAGACGCGCAACTGGACTACAGGCTTCGCACATAGACGGTCGTGGAGCAAGATTTGGTAGAGGTTCATACGTTGGCACAATAGGACGTAGAAACGCCAAAATGGCAAAGATGACAGATGCTTTGGCGGATACCACTGGTAAATTAAATGCGTCTGCACCAAGAATGAGACCTTTTATAAAGAACCACTTAGACCCAAGGGCTTTAAATAGGTTCCATTCTGTAACGGCATTAACTGGTGCAAAAAACGCTTATAGTCCTTTTACTGGTTTAAATGATATTGGTGAAAAATTATTTAGTGGAGAAAAATATAAAAAACTAGTTGGTGGTACAGTTGGTGACGACACTAGAATGATGGGTGGCGGAGCATTTGGTATGCTTAGGGCTGCTACCCAAACTGACGCCATTGAAAGAAAAATAGCAAAAAGAACAGCTTCAGGCAAAGATACTACAAGGCTTACAAAAAGGCTAGGTAAAGCTAGGCAATCTATATCAGACATAGCAAGGTCAACTACTCCTGGCTTTGACCCATTTAATATGGCTACAACAACTGTCAAAGATTTGCAGATTGCTCAAGTTAGCGGAAGGTCTACTCCATTCCAACAAGCAAGTCCGACTAAAAAGATTAACCCAGCAACTGGAACAACGCGATTTAGAAATCCAACAACTGGAAGATTTGAAAATAGGTTTAAAACACAACAACCATACTTTAGAAATAGGATGGGAACGCCAGCTGCTCCTCCAGGAGGAGTGGGTCCACCAGCACCTCCTGGGGTAACCGCTTCATCAAACGCAAAGATAATAAGAGGTAGTGGTGGTGGCTACAGTGCGGTTTTGGATGATGGATCGTCTAGGTTTATAAGCCAAGACGTAGGCTCTAAATTTTTCAAAGATGGTGTAGGTTCTACTGGAAACGCTCTAGCATCATCTGCAAGAGGAGAGCTAACAAAAAGAATGTTGGGTTATGCTCGTGGAGCTCAAGGTTTTGCCGAAGCAGGCAACTTATCTGGACAAGCTTTAGCTGGAGCAAGGTCAGCAGTAAACGACGCTGCTACATTAATGAGTAGAATGGATGCAGCTGGAGTAGAGGTCCGTAGATCAGGTGGAAGCAAGGCTGCAAAAATAGCTGATATTAGATCTAGTAGAACAGCAATACATACAACAGCACAAGAGCTTCTCGAAATGCAAAGTCAAGTTGGCGCAGCAGGAAAAAACGCAGGGAAAACATTAACATTAGATTCTTTTAATGCAAACAAAAAAGCAGCACTTAAAGCTGGTGGTCCTACTCAGGCCTTTAAGACTATAGCTGATGATATACTTAGTGTTATACCTGGGGCCCCAGGGTCTGCCACGGCAGCTAGTTCAGTAGCAGTAAACACAAATATGGCGACAGGAACTGGAGCTAAAAAGTTTCTTACAGCTGACGTAACTGAAGCTGTAATAGGCAAAAAAGCTGGCTTGATGGCTGGTCAAGAAATGCTAGAGCAAGGTCTTCTCAAAACCTATGGGGTAAGAGGAGCTGCACAGATAGCTAGGTACGGAGGTAAAGAAGGTGCTAAACTAGTAGGTGCTAGAGTCGGCGTAGCTGCATTAAACTTTGCTAACCCAATATTAACTGCAGCAGCAGTGTATGATATAAGTAAGATGGCTGCAACCGCAGTTATAGGCGGAGGAGCCAGATTTGCAAGGGATGCCATGAAATCTATGCAGGGAAGCATTAATAAGCCTGCTTTTGGCATGGGTTATGTTGATAACGAGGTTGCTGCGACTTCAAGAGCAAGAGGCGTTGCTGCAATACAAAACTCTAGACTAAACGCAAGGAGTGCTTTAGGTTCTGAAGCCGGAATGATGGCTTCCCATTTTGGATAATTATCATGACTAGCTTAAAAGATAAGACTAAAAATTTTAGAGAAAGATTAGAAGCTCTTCCTAGAGAAGATCTTCTTGAGATCCTAAAAGCACAAGACCCAGAAATTATAAAACAAGTAAACAGAATAGAATGGGTCTTTGCTAATAAATTAACTCACGTTAACTGGTCAGACGGATCACCCATTGAGTCTAGGCCATTAACTAATAGAGAATTATCATTATTAGTAGATGAGCCATTTGAGGTTGATAATAATTTGCTAAATGCCGGGCTATCTTCTGAGCAGCAAAGGCAATTACACTACGCAAAAGATCCTTGTCTATGGGCTAAGCATTTCTTGGGTGTAGAAACTAGAGTTTACCAAACTCTGATTTTAAGAGACCCAGCATTAAGAAAAGTTTTAAGAGCTGGTCGTCGTTTAGGTAAAACTTTTACAATGGCAGTTTATCTTTTGCATTACAGCTACACGCATAGAGACGGAAGATGTCTTGTTATTGCGCCAATGAAATCTCACGTGGAATTAATCTACCAAGAAATGGTTAGATTAGCTACAAAAAATAATATAGTCCTTGATTCCATAACAAGAAAAGTAACTAGCCCTCAGTTTATGATTCAGTTTTCTAATGGATCAACAATTAGATTCTTCACATCAGGAATGAGATCTGGAGGCAAGTCAGACGTTGCTCGTGGTCAGGAAGCTCACGTAATTGTGCTTGACGAAATGGACTACATGCACAATGATGACCTTGACGCGCTATACGCAATGCTCCAGAAAACCGCTGAAGACCAACCAGACAAAGTTTTAATAGCAGCATCTACCCCAACTGGTCGTAGAGAAAAATTCTGGGAATGGTGTAGGAATCCTAGGTTTAAGGAATTTTGGTTTCCATCATACGCAAACCCATTCTTTAGTAAAGAACAAGAAGATGAATTTAGAGAACAATATTCCGAAATGGGATATCGCCACGAAATCGAAGCAGACTGGGGAGAAGACTCAGAAGGAGTGTATCCAAGAAGATACGTTGACTTAGCTTTTATAGATCCAGGTTGGTCTTACATACCAACTATAACTTCGGCACGAAGTTTCCATGTTATTGGAGTTGACTGGGACAAATATGGAGCCGGAACAAACATAGTAGTATTAGAAGTTTGTTCTGAAAACTATGAAGAAGCAGAATTTAGAGGCAAGATAAAACTTTGCTTTAGAGAAGAAATAGAAAAGTCTGAATATACATTAACTAAGGCTGTAGCTAGAATTATAGAACTCAACACAATGTTGAACCCAAAACACATATATGTGGACAGAGGCTATGGTGAAGTACAAGTTGAGCTGTTGCGTAAGCATGGTGTAGAAAATCCAAATACTGGATTAAAAGAAAAAGTAAAAGGCGTCAGCTTTGCAGAGACAATAGACATCAGAGACCCTTACACTAAGCTAATGGTCAAAAAAGAGTTAAAGCCTTTTATGGTTGATAACTTAAGACAATTTCTAGAAAGAGAACAATTGTGTATTCCCGCATCTGACGATGACATGTTTATGCAATTAATATCTTATGTCGTAGTAAGAACCACCCAAACTGGAAGACCTGTCTTTGAAGCTGGTGGTTCTGCAGTTGATCACGCGCACGATGCTTTGATATTAGCATTACTGGCAATTACCCAAAACTATGGAGAGTTCAGTAAAGCTAAGTATGCTATGAATACAGAAAGTATATCGAATACATTTTTTATGCCGGAAGAACAACTAGTTTCTTCGACTAATACTTTAGATAATCAACAAAGAGTTGGAAGAGCAGACAAAATTAATGTTGGTACACCCAAAGCGGGATTTAGAAAAAAAACAACCGCTAAGATAAAAAGAAATATGTTTTAGGAGAAATTATGTCAGTAAATATGCCGAACGTCCCACAGTCACCAAATTTATTTGATACTAACCCACCATTTGAAACAAGTGGGTTGACTTCTAGCGAACTAATGGATATGGCTATGCAAAGACAGCCAGACCTAAGAACAATGAATCATTATTTAGGTTCAATGACAGAAGTCATCCCTAGGGGTAATGTTTTGGCAGAAATAGCTGATGCAATAATGTCAATGAGTAAAGTTATTGGAGAAATAGAAGCATTGCTAGATATTACTTATTTAGATAGTTCTTTGTCTCCAGATTTAGAAGAAGCACATAATCAAGTGTGGTCAGAAGTGGTAAATGCTGCAAAAACAGAAGTTTCAGATATTATAACAATATCTCAAAAACCAGCACCTAACTACATAAGTTACCAAGAATACCTTTACGCTGTAGATCATCAGTGTAGGGGCTGTAGAGCATTAGTAATGGAGTACGACGCTTATGTCGGTAAAACTACATTAAGTTTTTACTATGACATTAAGACATTTATATCGTACATGCATTACGAGATGCTACGCATGAACAACGTCATGCTGTATACGATAGGGGATGAATACGACGATGATACAGAAAAAAAGGTCGCAAAAGAATTCTACCAATGGGCAAAAACGTGTAAAGAATATACGAAACTCTTTGCCCGTGAAATCTTCTCAGGCCCACCTGAACTCCCCCAATCCGAGGTGGATAATGTCACTCAAATCCAAGCAGCACAATTTGAAGCATTTTTTTCGATCAGAATAAACTCTTACCAATCAGAAACAAAAAAACTTTTAGGTTTGGCAAAAAGAGAAATGGTAGATACATGCGACATGTATTATGACAATTTCTTATCTCCAGCTATTAAGTCAAGAAGCTTAGTCGCGTATCCTTTAGAGCTTTCTTTGTTATCTAGCAGCATGAGAACAAAGTCTCCTAACTTAGCTAAAGAAGTTGTTATAGCAGCTTCTTCTATTAATGGAAACTTAGCATCTTTATTGGCTGACTTAAGAGATAAAAGAATCAACGCAGATAAAAAGATATCTGGCGTCTTAGCTATGATTAGAGAAAAAAGAAGATACATTTCTTATACAAGACAACTAAAGTTTGTTTCTGGCACTAAGTCCGAAAGATATTTTATTGATGTTCCCTATGACGAATATGCCGGGTATTTTGAGCAAGCTTCAGTTAATAATGAAAAGCATGAAACATTAAACTCAAGTCATAAATATTTTACTGACTTATTAGAAGACAACCATCCTCAATACTTGTTGAGATCTGGTGGAGTTATTACTGGTGATATAACTATCTCAGAAGGGTCCACAATAGGAGGTCTAGATTTAGCTAACCATAGTCACTCAGCAGCCGATGGCTCATCTCCCATAAGAGCTAGTTCGGTAGACTATTCTCAGGATAGAATAGATAAACAATTTTTAGAAAACTTTACAGATCCAGACAATCCTGTTTCTGTATCTGTAGATTCTTATAACCCAGAAATTTTAACTGGCGGTGTCCCAGTTGTTGATGTTATAATAAGTGCTAGCTTAGGCCTTGAATCAGCCGAAGGAATTGACAATGAAAGATTTAACATGATTGTCGAATATGTGGAATTAGAGGATTAGTCATGTCTTGGTTTAACTATTTATCAAGGGATGGATCATTCGACGACGTAAATGCAAGATATATCTTTCCACCAATGAGAAACGAAATTAAGATTAGTGCTCCGTATTATGATATAGAGCCAAATAATTTACTGGTAGTCAAAATAAACGATGATTCTTTTTATACTAAAGTAGATAAGAATAAAACAAAAACAACAGACAACAAACAATATGTTGTTGTATATCAAAGTGACCCTACTAGCAATATATTTAAAGTTGTAAAATCTAATATTATTAATTCTACTTTGTATTTTTTAAGTGGCGATACCCACAAACAGGGAACCGCAATAAATGAAAAATATCATATATATTACGGCAATTCTTATATAAAATATGTAGAACCAGTTACGCACTCAGGCGTAGTAAAGTACAAACAAATTAGTCAAGCAAATATTACTTCTTTTACTAACACGCCGGCAAATCTTCTAACAGCAGATTACAACTTGAACATATCGACGATAGCAAGCTATCTAACTACAGTTGATGCCAAGAATGACGCAACTGATGGTTCTCCAGTTTTTTCTTACTATAACCAAACAACTGATTGGCTTGAGTACAAATCTAATAATCCTGGGTCAAAAGTGACCGGTTCTTTTAAGGGCCCTATACTTCAATTAACCGCGCAGACTTTAAAAAATGGTGGAAAATTTAAACTTAAAATTATCAAAAAAGCCATAACAACAAATGATTACGCTAATGATACTTCAATTACTATTGAAGAAAAAGAAGTCGTGAGCAATGTAATTATAAACCTAGCTTCCAATGAAAGTGTTTCAAAGTTAGTTTACGAGATAGACACACTAGAATACAGCGAAGAATATTATTTTGTTATAGAAGTAATAGAACAAGATAATATTAACCAAGCAGATACTGTTGTCCAGTTTATAAATTTTAAATATCTAGAAGGACCAGTAGCTACATTGGATTCCAAAGAATACTCTAGTGTACTTTCATTTAAATCTTAAGGAGAATCATGACCCAATTTAGACAGACCATACAAGACCTAAAGCCAAATACAAGGTACTTGGCAAAAGTTTTAGTAAACGATAAAAATATATCAACTATAATTGCTGAAAAAAGTTTTATATTTGAAACACCGGGAGATGAAACTATTCCTGGCACCCCAGATATAGCAAATTTCTTTTTGTACAGTAATTCAAAGTCTGTTATGTTCAAATTTGATGCGCCTACTGATAAAGACTTAGTTGGATACGATTATCAAGTATATTCAACCAACAGTCTTACCACGTTACTGCAAGAGCGGATCTAGCTATACCAGCGTATTCACTGTAGTTTTAGCAGGTGTTACAGTTGCGTTAAATGCTGTCACACCCCCGATCTATTATGGCAGAGTAAGATCTTTCGACAACTCTGGCAACAGGGGCCCTTGGACTTCGCTAATTGGTTCAGTTGCAACACTAATTGACTCTGCAGAAATAACAGAGCTAACCGCCACAAAGATAAAAGCAGGAACTATAACGTCATCCATCATTGCTTTAGATGGAGTTAACTCAATAATAAAATCATCAGGTTATGTAGCTGGGGCTAATGGTTCTGGTTGGGCAATTAAAGGTGACGGAAATGCAGAGTTTAGTGCAGCATCAATAAGAGGAGAAATTAATGCAAAATCCGTAACTACAACTGGTTTAACTATATCTTCAGATGGTACAGTAGCAACTACATCAGGAAAGTTTGGGGTGACTGCTGGCGGAGTGCTATCTGCCACAGGAGCAACTATTAGTGGAGCGATAACTGCAACGTCTGGATCTTTTACTGGAGCAGTTACTGCAACATCTGGAACATTTACCGGAACAATAAACGCATCTGGCGGAACAATGACCGGGTATTTAAGAGCTGGAGATGTTTACATTGGCAAAAACGTCAACGACGCTGCGGATCATAATGGTCTAGGGATAGATGGAACATGGAACAACGCATGGGTAAGAAGAGAAGCCAATGATACGGCTTATTTTAGGGCAGGTTCAGATTCTAGGTACATACAGGTGGACACAGGTGGTTCGTCTGGTATTTATTTTCCTTATTTTAGCGTAGATAATGACGGGAACATGACCGCCCTAACAGCCAATATCACTGGAACCGTTAATACAGGAAACCTAACAGCCACTGGTGGAACTATTGGTGGCTGGATTATTGATGGTGGCGGGATTAGAACATCAGGGACATATTATGGCAACGTACCTTATGACCCAATAGCTATGTTATTATCTAATGGTGCATTTGTAGTCTACCAATGGGATGCTAGTCAACCAGGGTCTTTTGTCGTTGACCCAGATAATGGCGTTTTAGTAAATGCCATAAGCATGAGAAGCAGGGCTACAGGCGGGTCAAAAACCCATTGGTACCCATACCTAGATAACAACAAGGCTCTTCGGAGTTTCAGATTATAGATGGACAGAAGTTTGGTCGATTGATGGTTCAATAAATACTTCAGACAGAAGAACAAAAACAGCAATAGAAGATATACATATTGGGTTAGATTTCATTAATGACTTACGCCCAGTTTCTTACAGAAGAATAGCTTCTTACATGGAAGCAGTATTGGACGAAAACGGAGAAGAAATAAGAGATCCAATTACACATATACCAGAGGTAAGAATAGGTGCTCCAGGTAAAAGAAGGCACCTAGGTTTGATTGCTCAGGAAGTTAAAGAAGCAATAGATAAAAACAATATTGATCCAAAGGATTTTGGCCCATGGATATTAACAGATACGGAAAACCCAGACTCAGACCAAGCACTTAGGTATGAGGAATTTATATCTCCTATAATTAAAGCAATACAAGAATTATCTGCAAAAGTTGCTACTTTAGAAGCTAAGATGATATAATAAAATTCATGGAAAATAATTTAGATGTAAATTTCATCATGCAAGCTTTCCAGGACAAGGTAAACGCCTTAGTTCTTGAAGGCATAATAAAGGATGCTACAATTAAACAGCTTACAGCTGAGATTAATTTAAACGCTCCTGCAAAAGAACCAGAAACAATAAAAAACACAAAACAAAAGGATGACTTTCAATGAGTGAAGATACCAATGTAGAAGTAGAAGATGTCCAGCAAGAGGCAACTGTAGTTATTAAGATTTCACAGCAAAATCTTTCCTATAAGAGCGATTTTTCTGAAACTGAAACAATCTTTTGGCTTGAAGCAGTTAAGAGTCTTATTATTAAGAAATCTTTCGAAATGTCTGGATTGTCTGAAACAAGTAAGTAAAATTAGTAATTTCAATTACTATTATAATTAAACCTAGTTTAAAGCAGGGTATATCCTATGGCCGTTAGATCATATCTGCCTTTTTTCTCTGACAATAGTGGCTCTTCAGTAGTTGAAAAAGCGTTAAAACCAGAAGAATTAAAAGGCTTAAGTAAGAGCATTAAGATAGCTGCGTTAGCTTTAGGCTTTCGAGGTTCTTCTTATTATTATGACACAAGAGCTGCTTTCGAGCCGTCTCCGTACGACTTTAATAGGATTACCCAAGCTTGTGACACAGACGGCTATGCCCGTCAGGCTGTGTCTAAGCACCGTGAACTCTTTTGGAAAGAGGGCTGGGAAATCATTGGCGAGAACGAAGAGGCTGTTTCCTATCTTTATAGGAGAATAGACTTTTTTGAAATGACGATGAAAAGACCGTTTTCGGAATTTTTGATGGAACTGTCTGACCAGCTAATAAAGTATTCAAACGTTTTTATTGTCAAAGCTAGGGCTGATTTAAGTTCTTACTTCCCTGATACTTTAACTCCAGTTAATGGTAGCGACCCAATTGCTGGGTTCTATCTGATACCTACTGAGCAAGTATACATTTTAAGAGACAAGCAGAACAGAGCTAAAGCCTACCAACAGGCAACTGACCCTTTAACATATTCGCCAAACGACAAAGACCCAGTATGGTCTGCCGAGCGCGTAATACACATGTACTTTGATAAAAAGCCAGGAAGAGCTTTTGGTACTCCAGCTTTGTCTACTGTCCTTGATGACATTATTGCATTAAGACAAATGGAAGAAGATATACAAAACTTAGTCCATAGAGAACTATTCCCACTTTACAAGTACACGATTGGTACAGCAGAGCAACCAGCAGAGCCAGAAGAAATAACAAAAGCTGCAGCTGAGATAGAAAACATAAGAGCTGAAGGTGGGCTAATATTGCCATTCAGACACGCTGTAGACGTCATTGGGGCTAACAACACTGCACTTGATGCATCACAGTACCTAAATCATTTCAAAGAAAGAGTTGCAGTAGGTCTAGGCGTTGCTCCTCACCATCTTGGTATGAGCATGAATGGTGGTAACAGATCAGTTACCGAAAGACTAGACGCTGCTTTGTATGACAAGGTTAAGCAATTACAAAAGCAGTTCTCTGATCTAGTAAGACTGCATATATTTAACGAACTTCTTTTTGAAGGTGGCTTTGATCCAATTGCAAACCCAATAGAAGATACTATATCAGATAGATGTTTCTTGCGATTTAAAGAGATAGATGTTGATACTCAGGTTAAGAAAGAAAACCATTTAATCCAGAAGTATGTTAATAATCTAATAACATTAGACGAAGCAAGATTAGTACTTGGCCTAAGCTCTGAGTTAGATGAACAACAATTATATATGGCTTTGCAGGCAAAAATGCAAATGGATATAGCAGCAAATGCAGCTGCAGTAGCTCCAACGCCAGCAGCAACTTCTACTAGCAAAACTGGAGACGGACAAACACCAGCACCTAAGGGTCAGGTAAATCTACCTTCTAAAACAAAAGATGCTGGGAATAAAGCTCGACCATCTAACCAGTTCGGAAGAAACAAATCTTCTAATATTAAAAGATCAGCTGATGATTTAAGTTGGCTTCCAGCAATTGAAAAGTTGCTCGATAACGACTATACTGTAGTCGAAGAAAATAACCCGATTACACTATAGGAGATATATGATAGTAGATGAAAATCTGTTAGAAGAATTAGAAAATTCTGTTTTAAATAGCCAGTACCGTTTGGCTAATGTCCATGTGTTAAGCATATTAGAGCAATTGATTCCAGTTATAGAAGAGCTAAAAGAAAAAATGGATATTATAGAAGATTTTCTTTCTTCAGACGAAGATGAAAAACAACCTACTGCAGTAGTAGAAGAAAAAAAAGTAACAGTAGAAGAAAAAATTGCAGAACCTAAGATCGACACTTTAGAAGTAAAAGAAGATGTTGAATCAAAAGAAGTAAAGGCTAAAGCTAAAACTAAAGAATAATGATTGCAGAAGTAAAGGAGTAAAGCAATGGTTATGAAAAAGAAAATTTATATAGCTGGTCCTAGAATGGGGCAAAACAATTCTGCATACGGAATTGATGCAAAGCCAGCAAAATCTTCCAAGACTAAGAACAAAGCAAAGAAGAAAAAGTAATGGCTAAATCACCAGCATGGCAAACAAAAGCGGGTAAAAACCCTAAAGGTGGACTTAACGCAAAAGGGCGTGCTTCAGCAAAGAAGCAAGGCATGAACTTAAAGGCACCAGTAAAATCAGGCGACAACCCAAGACGTGCCTCATTCCTTGCACGCATGGGCGGAATGCCTGGTCCAGAACGTAAACCAAACGGTGAACCAACAAGACTTTTATTGTCACTTAAGGCTTGGGGGGCTTCATCAAAAGCTGATGCTAAAAAGAAAGCTGCAGCTATTTCCAAAAGAAATAAAGGAAAGAAGTAAATTATGGCTAGTAAGAAAAAAGTTTGGGATAAACCAAGTCCAAAATCTAAACCTAAAAAACTAAGTACTAAAGCAAAAGCTTCAGCAAAAGCAATGGCAAAAGCTGCAGGACGACCATATCCAAATCTAATTGATAATATGAGAGCTGCAAGGAAAAAGAAGTAATGGCAGCCAAAAAGAATTGGATAGCAGGGGCAATCAAAAGGCCTGGAGCTTTTACTAAGAAAGCAAAAAAGGCTGGTAAATCAGTTCCAGCTATGGCAGCAGCAGTCACAAAAAATCCAACGCGATATAGTAAGCTAACTGTAAAACAAGCAAATCTAGCAAAAACGCTAGGAAAAATCAACAAAAGAAAGAAGTAGACAAAAATATGGCAATGAAGAAAGTATCAAAGAAAATGGCAAAAAAAGCAGCACCAGCAGCTAAAAAAGCTGCAGCAAAAACGGACGGCATGACGCCAGCGCAGAAGAAGCTGCCACCATTTCTTCAAGCAGCAATTGCTAAAAAGAAGAAGAAGCCAAAGTACTAAAAACAATTAATAAAAGTGTTTGGAATTAAAAAACTTTAAGATGAAAGATTGTGTTTGATGATAATTATAGGATGCCCAATTTATAAACGAGATTGGATTTTGCCAGCTTGGTTGTACTTCATTGAAAACCAGTCTGTCAACTTATCTGATATTGGTTTTGTTTTTGAACTGGGAACTGATGATGATGAAACTATAGGAGTATTATCTGCTTGGAAGAAGCATCATCCGGAAGTAAAAATATTTGATTTAGAAGTAAGAGATGATTTAGCTCATTTCTCACACAAAGAAGGGACCCGTCAATGGTCTTATGCTAAATATACTAATATGGTTTCAATGCGTAATTCTATTTTAGAAAAAGTAAGAGACGCAAACGCCGATGCATATTTTAGTCTTGACTCAGATGTTTTACTTACTAATCCAAACACAATAGAATTATTATTAAGTCATATTTCTATGGGCGCTGACGCAGTTAATACGTTGATGTTTATGACACCATTTGGAATTGACTTTCCTAGTGTGATGTCATGGGTTAATGGTACTAACTATGAAAAGGCTCATAGAAATATTTCTTATCCGTTAGGGTCTTACTTCCAATCAGATGTTATAATGGCAGCTAAGATGATGTCGAAGGATGTGTATAAAAATATAAACTATGAATTTCACGCACAAGGCGAAGATCTAGGTTGGAGTAAAAACTGCGCAGAAAAAAATTATAACCTTTTTTCTGCGTCTTATATATATACTCCACACATTATGGGTCAAGGCCAAATGCAGGAATTCTTAGAAAAGGGAGACAGTAGGCAGCAAGTAGCCTATCAATCAGTATAAACAGTTGAATATATTTGCATAAATGTGTTTAATCATGTAAAATATATTACTATAAGTTAAGATATTAAAATAAACGGAGATAACAATGGCATTTGATTTTAAAGAAAGTTTCACTATAGAGCTTCCTGAAATGAAAAAGGAAGACTTTAATTTTTCAGAATCAAATTCATTGACCCATGGTCTAATAATTGAAGTAGCCGCAATCCACGAACGGACTAACTGGTAATTACAATAATTACTCAGCAGAAGAATTAGACAAAGCTTTACAGTCATGGGTTGAACCATACCCTAAGCCTATTATTTTAAATCACGACCTTAACACTGAGCCTATCGGCAGAGTAATGGCTGCAAAGATGGACCAAGAAGCAGATGGCTCTAAGTTCGTACGTTTGCAAATAGCTATCACAGATCCAGTAGCTGCTCAGAAAGTCATGGACAAAAGGTATCTAACTGGCTCAGTAGGCGGAAGAGCCGGAAAAGCTATTTGCAGCATTAGCGGTGAAGACCTTGCTAAAGAAGACGCAAGCGGAAGACCAAAGATGTCTAAGTATAAAAGAGGTCAAGTCTATAAGGGTAAAGTTGCCTACATAGAAATGCAAGAGCTGTCGTTTAAAGAATACTCTTTTGTCAATCAGCCAGCAGACCAAAGATCTAGCGTTAGAAGTAAGGCCCCATCTAGTGGTGATGTTAAAGTTAACGACTCAGACTGGGTAGCTAGAAGTTCTGCCTTTATCCTAAGTATGGATGAGGAAGAAGTGTATTCGGTCAGTGAAAGCAAGTCGCTTTTTACTGGCATGAAAAAGAAAGAATCGAGACCTGTGTACCTTCAGTTGAAGGGCGCTTTCTTGTCAGCTATGTCTGTTCAAGAGAGCGATAATTACATTATTAATGATAGTGCATTACTATCATCTAGGCAGGACTCAAAGAACAATGAGGAGAATTCTGAAATGACCGTTCTTAAAGAAGAAGAAGACATCTTGGCCGTAGCTAATGAGCTCAGCGATGATTTGTCGTCGATAGCCGCTGACGCCTTAAACAAGGAAGAAGCTGCTGTTGAGCAAGAAGTAGTAGAAGCTGATTCAGAAGACACTGTTGCAACCCCAGAGGTTGTAGCTGATGCAGAAGAGTCTAAAGAGATTTCAGTTGAAGACGCAGATAAGTCGGATGTGCAAGAAGAAGCTAAGTCCGAAAAAGCTGAAGAATCAACAGAAAATCCTGATGTAACTCAGGAAGAAGAAGTTCAACCAATAGAAGATCAAGAGCTCAAAGACGAAACAACAGTCGATGCCGTTGAGCAAAATGATGATCTTTTAGCAAAGGTAGCTCTTCTTGAAGAAGAAAACAAAAACCTTAAGTCGGCACTTCATAGGGTATTGTCGGAAAGAGTAGTCGATGCAAAGATTGCAGCCGGCGTTGAAGCAATTGAAAATAGAGATGAACTGATAAAAGATCACTCACAAAGAACAGCAGCATCGCTCGCTGACTCTTTAAGAGATATTGCAAAAATGCCAGCTAAGAAAATTTCTAGCAATCAAGTACCAGAGATTACAAGTGAAGCAGAAGGCTCGAAGGAAGAAGCTAATGTTCTCTCTCTTGAAAAAGAGACAGCAAAAGTAGAAATCCCAGAAGTCGATCTTGCAGAACAACTTTTCGTTGATGCCTTTATGGGCCGTCGTAAACTTTAATTAAACAAGGAGAATAAAAATGTCATTAGCTAAATTTCGTAAAGTATATGCTAAAACCGGATCAGGAAGATTCGTAGTTTCTGAGGGTATTGCACCAGCAGCCTACATCCTTCCACACGTTGCTTTGCCAACGTGGTACCTTGACTCAGAAGATGATCGCTTTGAAATCGTAATTCCTAAGGGAACTATTCTTTCGGTTGTCGCTGATGCAAATGGTGATGCAAGATTCGTACCAGCTAACGGTAGTGCCGCTGACCAAACATGGGGCGATACCATTGCAAGCTGGGATCCAACAAACGCTGCAACGCCTGCATATAGCAGTGGTTCAGTAGATACAGCAGTCACTGTAGCGACACTGTCAACACCAGTCGGTGTTGCTCAGTACGATCTCTACAGACCATTTGATAAGGGCACTTCACAGGGCGCAGGTTTCATTACCCACGGCTATGTAGAGTATCCAATTATCGGTGGAATCAACTCAAATGTGGAAGTAGGTTCTTTGATTAGAGCTGACCACATGGGTCGCCCAGTAACGTTAACCACGGCACTGTGCGGTACAAATCCTTACCTCCAGGTGGGTAAGGTTATTGAAGTAGAAAAGTTTGCAACCAACTTTGATGATGGTCTGCTTTCCTACATGCAATTGCCATCGGATCCTGGTGCTCTTAAGACCGTATTTGAGGTCACTAAGGCAGGCACCTATCAGGGCAAACTGGGCATCCGCTCAAACCTGGATGTAACAAATGTACTTGGCGCATTCCGTGTCAATCTTACACTGTAATAATAAACAAAAGAAAACACTAACAGGAGGAATAATCCTAAGATGAGTAAATCAATCCAAGAGCTCCTCTCGGGTCTCCCAGCTTGGGAAACAGCATTAACTGAGGACGGTTATCTCGATAGAGATAATAGAGTAACTATTAGAGAAGCTTTTGCATCACCAGATGCAGCAGCCCTCTTTCCTAAGGTTATCTCACGTACATTGAAAGAAGCAGCAGAGCCACAATTGTTGGTAACGCCACTGCTTTCGACTGTACGCCTAGGTAAGGGACGCTCCTTGGAGTTCCCAGCAGTTAACGCAATCCAGGCAGCAGAGATCCCAGAAGGACAAGAATATCCAGAACAAGCTCTCGCTTTTGCGAAGCAAGT